ACCTTTCGCTATGTGGTGCTTTTTAACGACACCGCCACCAACGACGAACTGATCGGCTGGTACGACTACGGCGCAGCTGTGGACTTGCTGAACGGCGAAACCTTCACGATCACCTGGGATGCTGCTGGCATACTGACTCTGGCCTGATAGTAGATGACCACTCTTTTTCTTGATTTCGAAAACGGCCAGGACAACTACTCAGGTACTAGCTTTGCGGAATTAGCCAGTGGCGTGAATGGGCGCATCACCGGCACGACGTTCAGCGCCGCCACTGCTAACTTCCCAAATGATGGCAGTCTGATTGGGCACTATCTCAGCATCAACAACGGCAGCGGCCTCTATCTCATCTACAACATCACGGCATGGGTGTCAGCTACGTCTCTGACGATTGCTGCGCTTAGCGGTGGTACGGCACTCGCTAACCAAGCCGTTGATCGTCTGTACTTCATCGGCGGGCGGTGGAAAACCCTCACGACTGGTGCCACGGCAGTACGCACCATTCCTGGCGACACCATCCGCATCATGGGCAGCCCCGCGCCCACGAGCCTGGGGCAAAACGGCGTGTGGACCTCGCAGGCGTTGCGGGCAACTAAGAACCTCGTCAGCAGTACCAATGCCACGCCTATTGCCATTACCTGCACAGCCCACAGTTACAGCACTGGCGACACCGTTGTAATTACAGGCCACACCACCAACACCGCTGCCAACGGCACTTGGGAAATTACCAACACTGGCGCCAATACCTTCACTCTTGATGGCAGCGTGGGAAATGGCGTAGGTGGTGCTTCGGGCACTGTCCGCCTACGCAACAACACCCGCGTCAAGCTGACCACAGCGGTAACGCAAAACATCGCCAGCACGGGACCAGGGCGGACGGCGTGGACAGCGAGTACGAGTGTGACCGCAGCTATCAATACAACCCTATTCAAGGAACACGACGAATCAGATCAATTCGTCATAGGCGGTGGCTTCACTACAGGCTTGGCGGCATATAAGGCCACGGGCACCGTTGACCTTTCCGGCTATCAGCAGGTGAGCTTCTGGATTCAGCAATTTGCTGGCACGATTGGTGCCGCTGGTGCGGTCAGTCTCCGTCTTTGCTCTGATGCTGCTGGCGTTACCGCCGTCAATACCATCAACATCCCTAACCTGGCCGTAACGGGTCGGTGGATGCCAGTAACCGTCGACCTTGGCACTAACCTCGGCAGCAGCATTCAAAGCATTGCGCTCTACGTCAACACGGACAACGGCACCCAAACATTTTTTATAAACAACATCATCGCCTGTAAAGCCTCTAGCGCTGCCGACAGCCTGACACTCACCAGCCTGATCGGCAAGAACACCACAGGCGAAACGTTCTGGGGCATCCAAAGCATCAACGGCACCCGCGTGATGCTGGACGGTGACACCAACGCCACGCCCGCCAGCACCACCGTGCGCGGCTATTACGGCACCAGCGAAACCGTAACCACCTGGAAGCGTGAAACCATCAAGCTGGGACCTGCGGCGGCTACCACCACAGTACTGCAACCCATCAACGAGACCGGCACTTTTGACGGCCGCATCACCTACAGCGGCGGCTGGGACCGGACTGCCATGAGCACACAGACCTTGGAGACGTGGTTAGATGGGCAAAATGGAAACGGTTATGTATTGAATGCAACCAATCATAATTTTTTAACATTATCAAAACTTGCATTTGTTAGAGCCGCAAGAGCTATAGACAATGGAGGGGGAACTGCAAACGATTGGCAAATAGTGACTGTAGCCTCCATGACTGGTAGCACTTTTAGTTTTCCACTCAACCTGACTGGGCCGGGAGGCAGGTTGACACTAGGACACGGCGTTGCATGTCTTGGCCCTGCCCTTAGAACAGCCAGCTTTGATGGCATTGTTATCTTGGAACATGGTATTTTTTCTTGTGCAACCGAGGGATTCTACAATTCAACTACCCCACCAGGTGTCTTATATGGAGGCACCGCATCTACACTAATTGCCAATAATAATGGTTTTGGTCTTTACATAGCTTCAGCCGGGGCATGTATTATTAATAACATCACTACAGCGGATAATGTTAGTGGCGGATTTACGGCGTTAATCGGCGGCATATTTTACTGCAATAATTGCCTAATCTCCGATAGCACTGAAGTAAGCGTTAGTAGTGGTGCGATATATTCACAAAATCACGATAAAACTACTGACAACCACAAAATTTTTCTAACTACTGCCTTAATTTCCAGTGCCATTGATCAACGCCACACGGCCAGTGGCATTTCGTGGAAGATGCAGCCAACCAGCACCAACCGCTCCAGTGCCTGGCCTGTTGTGCTCTCCCTCGCCAAAGTCGCCTGTTCCGCCAACAACCTCGTCACTATCAAAGCGTGGATGTACCGCGACAACGCTGGCCTCACCATGCGTCTAGTGTGCAAAGGCGGTCAACTTGCTGGCGTACCCAGCGACGTAGTTTCTACTCTAAGTACCACCAACGCCTGGGAGGAAGAAACAATCACCTTCACCCCCACCGAAACTGGCGTAGTGGAAATCACCGCTGAAGCCTGGGGTGGCACCACCTTCTCAGGGTGGGTTGACGACATGACAATCACGCAAGCATGACCATGACCTATCACGTCCACGCTGTTGAACAAGACCTAGCCGCCAAGTGGTACGCCCGCGTCGTTATCACAGAAGAGGAGGCAGTGTTCCTCAAGTTCCAGGATTTTCCCACTATGGATGAAATCCAGGAAGCCGCCCTCGCCTACGTTGCAGCGCAGCAACCCGTCGTGGAGGAACTAGGCGATGGCACTACCGAGTAAAACAGACCTAGCCACGCTTGACATTGCCTACCTCGGCCAGCCTTTTGTGCAGGTCGAGGCCAAGGCACTTACCAGCACCTCGCTGGACATTGCCTACCTTGGGCAACCGTTTGTTGGTGCGGTAGCAGCAGCAACCGGCGCTTACAGCATCGCAGCAGACCGTGGAATCTTTGCCCTCACCGGCAACGACGCCACGCTGGTCAAGGCAGGCACTGCCAAGGTCATCACCGCTGATCGGGGCAGCTTTGCGCTGACGGGCAACCAAGCCGGCCTTGCCCATGGTGTGCGGATCACCGGAGACAGAGGCGCGTTCACGCTTACAGGCCAGCAGGCCGGCCTAGCTCATGCGGTCAAGCTCGACGGTGGTCGCGGCCAGTTTCTGCTTACCGGCAACTCGGCAACCCTTGCCGACACCGACCGGATCGAGGGCGGCACCGGCGCGTTCACGCTGGGCGGCAACAACGCCAGCCTGAAGCAGGGCTACGCGCTGGCCGGCAGCACTGGCGCGTTCAGCTTCACCGGCAACCCGGCAACGCTGACCAAGACGGCAGCCGATGAGCTGACCCCGATTGTTGGCACGTTTGCGCTGAACGGCCAACCTGCAACGCTGCGCCAAAGCTACCAACTGACTGCCGAGGTCGGCACATTTACTGCCGCAGGTCAACCAGCAACGCTGCGCCACAACCCCCGAATCGAGGCAAATACTGGCGCCTTTGCGCTTACTGGCGGCACTCCTGCTCTGCTGCGCGGCCGCTACCTCAGTGGAGGTGCCGGCACCTTCATCGAAACAGGCCAGCCGGCCACCTTCCGCCGCACCTGGGCAATCCGCCCGACTGCTGGCACGTTTGTACTGACGGGCAACTCAGCGACTCTTACCGAGATCGGCGCCTACGAGATCGACCCAATAGTCGGGTCATTCACGCTCACCGGCCAACCTGCCCAACTAGCGCAAAGCCAAACGCTGCCAGTCGATGCTGGCACCTTTGCACTAACAGGCAACGCGGCCGACACCCGCCACAACGTCCGCATCGAGGGCGGCACTGGCAGCTTCGCGCTCACTGGCAACGCCGCCGTCACACGTCACAACCCGCGCCTCAGTGGCGGCACAGGCACCTTTGCCGTAACCGGCCAACCCACAGCATTTGCCCGTACTCGGGCACTCGCCGCCGACCCTGGCAATTTCAACCTAACCGGCAATGCATCGGCGCTCACCGAGATCAACGCCTATGTGATTGCCGCCACTATTGGCTCGTTTGTCCTCACAGGCAATCAATCGGCACTAAAGACTACCCGATCCATCACGGCAGCCACTGGCGTCTTTGCGCTTACCGGCAATAACGCAAACCTCGCTGACACTGACAGGGTTTTTGCCGACACTGGCGCATTTGTACTGACAGGCCTCTCCGCAGCCCTCGTAAAGACCAGCACCGCTCGTCGCCGCAACGTGCTCATCTTCTAGCCAGCAGCTGGTACGAGCTGGACCGCAGTAGTTAGGCTGTGACCGTGGCAAAAACTTATGCTGACCGACGACCCCTCCATCTACCTGGCTGACTTCGGCGTCACTGTCACTGCCGGCGGAGTCACCGGTACGGGCATCCTCGACATGCCCAGCGAGATCCTCCTCGACAACCAAATAATCAGCACCGAGTACACCGTCACCTGCGAGGCCTCTAAGTTCGGCGCTCTGTTGTACGGCTCCTCAATCACCGTCAACAGCATTACCTACGTGGTCCGCGCCGCCGTCCTACTTACTGACGGTGTATTCGTCCAACTAAGCCTGCAGAAGGTCTAAGCCCATGGCTACCAAACGCGAAAGCATAATGCAGGCGCTCTTCACAGCGCTAACCGGCACCACTGGCGTCAGCACACGCATTTACCGCAGTCGCGTCGAGCCGGTGGCCCGCGCCGAATCCCCCGCCCTAGTCCTAGAGCCAGTAAACGATGTAGT